ACAAGTATTGCACCTGAGTTGTCTCAGAGATCTATTAGAGGCACTTTGAATTTTTCAAGCGATCAGATTGCATATTTTAATGAGCGCTTTGGTTTTAATCCATTTGTTCGGCAGTCTGAATTTGATGATGGAAAGACAGAAATACAGTGGTTGTCTAAACTTCCTGAATATTTAAACAATTGGGAAGCTGCAAAACAATCACCAATATTTGAAAAGATTTCAGAATTAATTTCAGTTATTGCCACTATGGGCCTTATGGATGGTAAACATCTCTGTGTTTCAGTACGTGGAATTAAGCTTTTCAGCTTAGGTACGCTTAAAAAACATGCTAACGTTATGGATTTATTATCAGCTATTCTTAGCACTTTAGAATATTTTATATCTGGAGGTTATGAATATTTTAAGACAGGAAATCCTCGCAAATTTCTTTTTGACGGAGACGATGCAAAGGAATTTGATGATTTGTATGAAATGCTTTTAGAGGCAACACCTCATGCTAAATCATTAAATTTACCTATTATGCGCGTTGAATTTAAGGGGAAGAAGATTCTTCTTGATGATGTCAAATATTTGGAATATTTAGAATCAGCTATCGTGTTATGTAAGAGATGCAAACAGTTAAGTAAAAATACTTGGCAAACTTCATTTTTCCAAACGCGTTTAGATCGTATGATCGTGTGGAGAGCTGATTATAATGCTAGACGTTCTAATGGGAAATTTAGAAAAGCTCCTTTATCCATTTGGATATATGGAACTTCAGGTGTTGGGAAATCTTCATTGTCCCAGTTACTTATTAAAGCACTTCTTAGTTATATGGGAGTTCCAGATGATGAATTAGATCGTATAGCTAGTATTAATGAGCAAGACAAATACGATTCAACAATCACTGGAGGTGTTCATGCTTATCTTACAGACGATGTTATGAATACTAAAGCTGATTATTTAGAATCAGCCCCCACACAAAAGATTGTGGATCATAATAATAATGCTCCACTATTTGCTAATAAGGCTGAGATTGAGGGTAAAGGAGTTACTCCTCACAATCCTAAGATTACATGTTATACTAGTAACTGTAAGATTGAACAAGTTGCTAATCAATACTCTAATTGTACAGAGTCTATAAGACGACGTATGATTATTAATTTGGATGTTAGGATTAAGGAAGAATTTCGCTTACCAGGTGAAACTAGAATGGATAGTAATAAAGTCATTGAGAAATTTGGTAATGATCCTATGCCTGACATTTGGGAAATAATAATTTCCGAATGTTCGTCCCAATCTAATACTGGAATGATAGAGCTGGGGCAGAATTTTAAGCCTTCTACTATTGAAGGACATAAATTCAATATTTTTGAAGTTATGGAATACTGCTACATGAAAGCTGATATGCACATGAAGAACCAAGAAGTATTGCAAGAAATTCAAGGTACTTTGGTTGATAAACTACAATTATGTTCTGAGTGTAAGAGAGTTGGATGTATGTGTACATGTGAACCTGATCTTGAAGCGCCTCAATCTGAGGTACAAGGAGTAATGTCTATGCATAATTTGGAAAATTCTGTGTGTGTTATAGGCAAATTGGATAATTTACCTGCACTTTCAAGTGAGGAACAAAATGCTGACTTATTGGATTATGACCAGCAAGCCACAATTAATTTAGCACCGCGTGATTGGTTTAGTGATGGAAATGTTACAGATGATCCTATTGAAATTCAAACAGTGCACATCCCTTTGTGGAGTCTACTCCCAGGTATGAATTGTCATGAAGTTGTGAGAACATTACAAGCACCATTTCGAGATTTAGTTAGCTGGATGGAATTCATGCCAACTATAGTATTAAATTTTGGTGATTTCTTAATTGCTCGTTTCTTCACACACAGGTATGTAAGGAGGGTATATTGGGCTCTTTGGGCTCATGTTTTTTCAGATCATATCCGTAATGTAGGATTGTTTTGTGCTTTGGGTAATATTATACTTACAGTTGCATTATATATCTCTCTACCCTATAATGTCTTTATTGCAGCACTTGCAATCTTACAAGTATTTTTCACATGTATTGCTATTATTCTTATTGTAAAGTGGTATAGAGATAGAATGAGACTCCTAGATCGTGTTGGTGGAGGAGTTCAGCGTGTGTATAGAGAGATTAGAGCTACCAATTGGCGCGAAGTTGCTAAGATGGTTTCTATAGCAGTTGTAAGTTATACAGTACTTAAAATGATTTGTAATGCAATTAGAGCTAAACGAGTCGTTCAATCTGTATTGGAACATCAATCTGCTCTCGATCCTGTGAATGCTGAAGAAGTTAAAGATCGTGATAATAAAGTTAGCGATTGGGCTAAACCAGCATGGGAAGAATTACATATGACCCATAAAGCAAGGACTACCACCATTGAAC